TGTGGCAGGCAGCCACTAAATGTATTGGTCCTGGTGAGGGAGATTATTGGTGTGAGTATGATCACCGTGGGTATTTCCCTATTATACCTAACAAGCTATCTCCTACGTGGGTGAGACATGCTGCCCCCTATGGTATACAAAGGCTCGCAACACCATATGATCTCCAGATGTTTGCAAATGAGTTATTGCCACCTGGTTACAGTATTAATACTCCCAGTGGAACTTGCTATGTGAGCAATCGCAGGCTTCACTATGGAAATGAAGGAACTCTTCAGGAGTATCAAGAGAACTGTGACAGAATTAAAAGAGGATATGAGGATATTTCCTCTAGTGATTCTTCAGATGAGGATTAGGGGAAGTTTACCCAGCAACTGCTTATGCTTGCTTATGATTCATGCCTTTGTTTAGGATAAGAATGTATTTAACCATAGTTAATCCTTAGGAAGCATTTGGTAAATTCTACTAAGCAAACCTGTTCATTTACTACCGTGCTTCCGATGGAGAACTTAGGGACGAGGCTGTGAGTTCGATATCATCCTCATCTCGAGTGTCTCCCTTTTGCTTTTATAGTAATTAGAAATTATGCAATAGGTATAAGTATAAAATAATAATAAGATAATCCTAAGGGAGGGAGTGGAACGTCCTGATAGAAAACAGGCATGACGCTCTCCCATCCCTCCTTTTCATATGTTCAAATCTAAGGTAATATTATTGATTCCTTGCCAGCTGTTAGCATAGAAATTAAATAAAACAGGAAACCACAAGTAGGTGAAGGCTAGCTCACTGAATAAATTGACTAGTCTTTGCTCAAGAACCCAGGGAGCAATGTTGTATGTTCAAATCTCAATAATGCATCCTGGTCGTTCTTTATGAAGTTATGTCATTGTAAACAAAATATGAAAGTTAGAAATGACTGTCCAAAAAGCCACAAAGGGAAATAGCTAATGTGCAAAGTATTAGTCTTGTACTTGGCCGTTCTCCTTTGGTATTCAAGTTCAAATCCTGTAAGCAGTATTACAGCTGATGTAATGTTAAGTAATAACTTGTTTTCTATATGAGTGTAATATTAGCTCCTGATGACTCACGAGGTGAATGGCTCACAGTGAACGACGACTGAACATTCCTTACGCTGCGTTGCCACCACCTCCAGGAATGCAGTAGGTATGGAGTAGTGAATTCCAGAATCTCTTCATACTAACTACATTCTTTTGTATCCACAGTTAGGAATTAGTAAAGGTAGTTTGGAATTCTGTATTAGCTTTTAGAAGAAGTATAAAAGCACTATGATAGATTGTACGGGAGCTCTTCACTACTCGCTGTGCCGAGAGTGTTCGAGACTCTCCAGGCTTGGTAAGAAATATTATAACTTTGTTATTCTGATCCTTTCTGTGCTCTGCTATTTAGATTGTAATGGGTAAAGGCAATGCTTAATCAGATTTAATACAATAAACCGACTTAATTCGAGAACCATACTTATTTTATTGTCTCTTTCAATACTTTATGTAAAGTGAAAGGAGTTGTGTATTAGCCTTGCTTAGGGAACCATCTAGTGGAATAAGTGGGTACTACACTTATCATAAAAGGTGTTAGTTCCTAAGGATAATCAATACACAATATTCCATGACAATTGGCGCCCAACGTGGGGCTCGAATATAAGTCGAGGTATTATTTAAAGTGTTTAAAAATCTATTCCCTAGGGACCTTCACGCACCGCGGAAGGTATTAATTGTTGCCTAAATAAAATGGCAGCTGTTGAAGGTGATTTAGATGTCCAAGCATTAACTGATTTGTTTAATAATCTAGGGATCAATAGAGATCCTAGACATAGAGAGGTAATTGCCCTCCGAATGACCGGAGGATGGTGGGGACCAGCTACTAGATATAATCTGATAACTGTACTATTACAAGATGACCAAGGACAACCTCTTCAGCAACCTAGATGGAGAGCTGAAGGTAGAGCTGCTAATCCAGCAGTCATGCTCACTCTAGAAGCTCCTTGGCAAGACCTCCGGATGGCTTTTGATAATGTTGATTTAGCTGACGATACTTTAAGATTTGGACCTTTAGCTAATGGAAATTATATCCCAGGTGATGAATACTCTTTGGAATTCATACCCCCTGCTATGCAAGAAATAGCACAAATGCAAAGGGATGAACTTGAGAATGTATTGGATATTGTTGGACAAATAACAATGCAAATGAGCGACTTAATAGGTATGCAAGACGCTCAAATTAGAGGACTGGAAGGTCAAATTAGAGGACTAAGAGGCAATCTACCAGTTGCAGGAACTCCACCTCCACCACCTCCTAGTTTAGATTTACAACCTGCTGCTGCCTCTTCACCTTATGTTGCACCAGCATCTTCAGCTCCTGCTGCTCCTGTAGCATCTGCTGATTTAGGATGGTTTGCTGGAGGACCTAGTCCTGGATCAGTAGATCCAAGATTGGCCAGGGTAGCTTATAACCCTTTTTTGCCTGGTCCAAGTGATGGTTCTGGGGTAGCCCCGGTTCAGCCCAGTGCTCCTCCTGCGGCTTCACCTTTACTACCACTACCACCAGCTCAACCCGTGCAGCCAGTTATTCAATATGTGCATCCACCTCCAATGAATCCGGCACAACAGATTATACCCATTCAACATATACGAGCAGTAACTGGGAATGCTCCAACTAATCCACGAGAAATACCAATGTGGATAGGAAGAAATGCTTCGGCTATAGAAGGGGTGTTTCCTATGACAACTCCCGATTTAAGATGTAGAGTAATTAATGCTCTACTTGGAGGAAATCTCGGACTTAATTTAGAGCCTCAACATTGTGTTACCTGGGCTTCAGCTATAGCAACACTTTATGTGAGGACTCATGGTTCTTACCCTATTCATCAATTAGCTGAAGTCCTTAGAGGAGTAGCCAATTCTGAAGGAGTAGCTGCTGCCTATCAGCTTGGCATGATGTTAACTAATAGAGACTATAATTTAATTTGGGGAATAATTAGACCCCTGTTGCCTGGACAAGCTGTAGTTACTGCTATGCAACATCGCCTTGATCAAGAAATCAATGATGCTGCTAGAGTAGCTTCTTTTATTAATCATCTGAATGGTGTATATGAACTCCTAGGCTTGAACGCCAGGGGACAAAGCCTTAGGATACCTGCTTCTGGGGGACAAACTACGGCTGGAACCTCTGCAGGAAGGGGTACTCGGGGCCGTAGGAGTCAGCAAGGAACCCCTGGAAGACAATCTTCAGGACAATCACAACAACAAGGAAGAAGAAGTTCCCAGGGCCAGTCTAGGCAATCTGATAGTAGTGATCAGAATGTGCAAAGACAGTCACAAGGAGGAAATGGTAGAGGAGGATATAATCTAAGACCACGTACATACCAGCCGCAAAGGTACGGAGGCGGACGAGGTCGCAGATGGAACGATCAACCTGCAAGATCAGATAATCAACAGCGTTCCCAGTCTCAGCAACCGCAGTCAGAGGCTCGTGGCGAGCAGTCACGAACATCTGGCGCGGGGCGTGGACAAGGAGGAAGAGGGAACCAAAACCGAAACCAGCGATCAGCTGGTGGAAACGCAGATAGAACTGTGAATACAGTGACAACTGCATCCGCCTCGACCTCTGCCTCAGGTCAAGATGGATCCTCTCCAGCTCCTCCAGCCTCTGGAAGCGGAAATCAAGGGAACTAAATTAAAAGCCCACTGGGACAGTGGAGCTACAATCACTTGTATTCCAGAAGCCTTTCTTGAAGATGAACAACCAATACAGACTATGCTAATTAAGACTATTCATGGAGAAAAACAACAGAATGTTTATTATTTGACATTTAAGATACAAGGAAGAAAAGTGGAAGCAGAAGTACTTGCTTCCCCATATGACTATATTTTATTAAATCCATCAGATGTCCCATGGCTTATGAAGAAGCCTTTACAATTGACTGTGTTAGTTCCTCTTCAAGACTACCAAGAAAGACTTTTAAAACAGACTACTTTGCCTAAAGAACAAAAGGACCAATTAGAAAAATTATTTTTAAAATATGATGCACTTTGGCAGCATTGGGAAAATCAAGTAGGACATAGGAGAATAAAACCACATAACATTGCAACTGGTACATTAGCCCCTAGGCCTCAAAAACAATATCCAATAAATCCTAAAGCAAAACCTAGTATACAAATTGTAATAGATGATCTGTTAAAACAAGGTGTCTTAATACAACAGAACAGCACTATGAATACTCCAGTGTATCCAGTTCCAAAACCTGATGGCAAATGGAGAATGGTTTTAGATTATAGAGAAGTAAATAAAACTATCCCTTTAATTGCTGCACAAAATCAACATTCAGCAGGGATACTCTCCTCAATTTACAGAGGAAAGTATAAAACTACTTTAGATCTTACAAATGGATTCTGGGCACATCCGATAACTCCTGAATCTTATTGGTTAACAGCTTTTACTTGGCAAGGAAAACAATATTGTTGGACTAGACTACCACAGGGATTTCTCAATAGTCCTGCTCTATTTACAGCAGATGTTGTTGATTTGTTAAAAGAAGTACCAAATGTGCAAGCATATGTGGATGATATTTATATGAGTCATGATGACCCTCAAGAGCATCTTGAACAACTTGAGAAAGTTTTTTCCATATTACTCAATGCTGGTTATGTGGTTTCTCTTAAAAAATCTGAAATTGCTCAGAGAGAAGTAGAATTCTTAGGGTTTAATATTACAAAAGAAGGCCGAGGCCTTACAGAGACTTTTAAACAAAAGTTATTGAATGTAATTCCACCTAAAGATTTGAAACAGTTACAGAGCATATTAGGATTATTGAATTTTGCTAGAAATTTTATTCCTAATTACTCTGAGTTGGTAAAACCTTTATATACTATTGTAGCTAATGCAAATGGTAAATTTATATCTTGGACGGAAGAAAACAGTAACCAATTGCAATATATTATTTCAGTGTTAAATCAGGCAGATAATTTGGAAGAAAGAAACCCAGAGACCAGGTTAATTCTTAAAGTCAATTCCTCTCCTTCTGCTGGATATATTCGATATTATAATGAAGGATCTAAAAGACCTATTATGTATGTTAATTATGTGTTTTCCAAAGCTGAAGTTAAATTTACTCAAACTGAAAAAATGTTAACAACTATGCATAAAGGCCTTATTAAAGCCATGGATTTAGCAATGGGACAAGAAATCTTAGTATACAGTCCAATTGTTTCTATGACCAAAATTCAGAAAACCCCATTGCCTGAAAGAAAGGCATTACCTGTTAGATGGATTACTTGGATGACATATTTAGAGGACCCTAGAATTCAATTTCATTATGATAAAACTCTGCCTGAGTTGCAGCAAACTCCTTCTGTTACAGAAGATGTTATTGCAAAAACTAAACATCCAAGTGAGTTTGCAATGGTATTCTATACTGATGGGTCAGCAATTAAACATCCTGATATTAATAAATCTCATAGTGCTGGTATGGGTATTGCTCAAGTTCAATTTCAACCTGAATATAAAGTTATCCACCAATGGTCTATACCTTTAGGAGATCATACTGCTCAATTAGCTGAAATTGCAGCAGTGGAATTTGCTTGTAAAAAAGCCTTAAAAATCTCTGGTCCTGTCCTTATAGTCACTGACAGCTTTTATGTCGCTGAAAGTGCTAATAAGGAATTGTCATATTGGAAATCTAATGGTTTTCTTAATAACAAGAAAAAGCCTCTTAAACATGTTTCAAAATGGAAGTCCATAGCTGAATGTTTACAGCTCAAACCTGACATTACTATAATACATGAGAAAGGACATCAACAACCTATGACTACCTTACATACAGAAGGAAATAATTTAGCTGATAAGCTTGCCACCCAAGGGAGTTATGTGGTTCATTGTAATACCACCCCAAGCCTGGATGCAGAGCTGGATCAGTTACTACAAGGACATAATCCTCCAGGGTATCCAAAACAATATAAATACACCCTTGAGGATAATAAAATTATAGTTGAAAGGCCTAACGGACAACGGATAGTGCCTCCAAAATCTGATAGAGAAAAGATTATCTCTATGGCCCACAACATTGCTCATACAGGACGAGACGCTACTTTCTTGAAAGTCTCTTCCAAGTATTGGTGGCCTAACCTAAGAAAGGATGTGGTTAAAGTCATCAGACAATGTAAACAGTGTCTGGTAACAAATGCTGCAAATTTAACTTCGCCTCCAATACTTAGGCCTGAAAAGCCTCTTAAGCCTTTTGACAAATTTTATATTGATTATATTGGACCATTACCACCTTCCAATGGCTATCTACATGTCCTTGTAGTAGTCGATGGTATGACAGGCTTTGTATGGTTATACCCCACAAAGGCTCCCTCGACTAGCGCAACTGTTAAAGCTCTCAATATGCTCACTAGTATTGCAATTCCAAAGGTGCTGCATTCTGATCAAGGAGCAGCATTCACCTCTTCAACTTTTGCTGATTGGGCTAAAGAAAAAGGTATACAATTGGAATTCAGTACTCCTTACCATCCCCAAAGTAGTGGCAAGGTGGAAAGGAAAAATAGTGACATTAAACGACTTTTAACTAAACTGCTAATTGGGAGACCTGCTAAGTGGTATGATCTATTGCCTGTTGTACAATTGGCATTAAATAATTCTTATAGTCCATCTTCTAAATATACTCCTCATCAACTCTTGTTTGGTGTAGATTCCAACACACCGTTTGCCAATTCTGACACACTTGACTTATCCAGAGAAGAAGAGTTATCTCTTTTGCAGGAAATCAGATCTTCTTTGCACCAACCAACCTCCCCTCCTGCCTCCTCTCGTTCCTGGTCACCTTCGGTTGGCCAATTGGTCCAGGAGAGGGTAGCCCGCCCTGCTTCACTTCGACCTCGTTGGCACAAACCAACTAGCATATTGGAAGTAGTAAACCCACGGACAGTGGTTATTTTGGACCATCTTGGCAACCGACGAACTGTAAGTGTGGATAATCTTAAATTAACAGCTCACCAAAATAATGGCACCACCAATGACTCTGGAACAATGGCTCCTGTGGAAGAAGATGAATCAGGCTCACCAAGCTCTTGAAAATGTAACTGTATTGACTGAAGAACAGAAACAGCAGGTTATTGTGGACATTCAGCAAGAAGAAGTTATTCCTACTAGGATGGACAAATTGAAGTACCTAGCATATTCATGTTGTGCCACTAGTACACGTGTATTATGCTGGATAGTATTAATTTGTATACTATTATTAGTTGTGTTTATCTCTTGTTTTGTGACCATGTCCAGAATACAATGGAATAAGGATATTGCTGTTTTAGGCCCAGTCATAGACTGGAATGTTAGTCAACAAGCTGTGATTCAACAAATCAGAGCTAAAAGATTAGCAAGGTCACTTAGGGTGGAACATGCTACAGAGGCGTATGTGGAAATTAATATGACCAGCATACCCCAAGGAGTGTTATATATCCCTCATCCAGAACCCATAATTCTCAAGGAGAGGGTTCTTGGTCTTTCACAGGTTATAATGATAAATTCTGAAAATATTGCTAATACTGCTAACCTTACACAAGAAACTAAGGTATTATTGGCAGACATGATTAATGAAGAAATGAATGATTTAGCCAATCAAATGATAGATTTTGAAATTCCTTTAGGAGATCCGAGAGACCAAAAGCAATATCAGCATCAAAAATGCTATCAAGAATTTGCTCATTGTTATTTGATTAAATATAAGACCGCTAAGGGATGGTCCAGTTCTACGGTGATTGCAGATCAATGTCCTTTGCCAGGAAATCATCCCACAGTACAATATGCCCATCAAAGCATATGGGATTATTATATTCCATTTGAACAAATTAAACCAGAAGGGTGGACTTCTAAAACATATTATGAAGATGCCAGAGTTGGAGGATTTTATATCCCAAAGAGGCTTAGGAATAATTCATATACTCATGTGTTACTTTGTTCAGATCAAATTTATGGAAAATGGTATAATATAGATCTTACTACCCAGGAGAGGGAAAGATTATTGGTACAAAAGTTAATTAATTTAACTAAAGGAAATACTTCACAACTAAAAGATAGGGCCATGCCCACAGAATGGAATAAGCAAGGAAAAGCTAATTTATTCAGGCAAATTAATCCTTTAGACGTTTGTAATAGACCAGAAATGGTATTCTTATTAAATTCTTCCTATTATGAGTTCTCCTTATGGGAAGGTGATTGTGGATTTACTAGACAAAATGCTACTCAAGCTAATCCATTATGTAAAGATTTTTACAATAATTCCAAATGGAAAAACCTGCATCCGTATGCCTGTAGGTTTTGGAGGTATAAACAAGAAAAAGAAGAAACAAAATGTAGTAATGGGGAAAAGAAAAGATGTCTTTATTATCCCCAATGGGATAGTCCAGAGGCCCTATATGATTTTGGGTTTCTAGCTTATCTAAATGCTTTTCCATCTCCCATATGTATTAAAAATCAAACTATTAGAGATCCAGAATACGAGGTATACTCTTTATATATGGAATGTATGAATGCCTCTGATAGATATGGGATTGACAGTGCATTATTAGCTCTTAAAACATTTCTAAATTTCACTGGTCAGTCTGTGAATGAGATGCCATTAGCCAGGGCCTTTGTAGGCCTCACTGATCCTAAATTTCCTCCTACATATCCAAATGTTACAAGGGAAACTTCTGGTTGTAATAATAATAGAAGACAACGCAGAAGTATTAATAACTATGAAAAGATTAGATCTATGGGATATGCATTAACAGGAGCTGTTCAAACTTTATCCCAAATATCTGATATTAATGATGAGAGGCTGCAACAAGGAGTATATTTACTCCGGGATCATGTGGTAACCCTGATGGAAGCCGCTCTTCATGATGTTTCAATTATGGAAGGAATGTTGGCAATTCAGCATGTACATACTCATCTTAATCATCTCAAGACTATGCTTTTAATGAGAAAAATAGATTGGACCTTCATCAGAAGTGATTGGATTCAACAACAATTGCAAAAATCTGAAGATGAAATGAAACTCATAAGAAGAACTGCAAAAAGTTTAGTTTATTATGTTACCCAAACTTCTAGTTCTCCTACTGCTACTTCTTGGGAGATAGGAATATATTATGAAATAACCATTCCTAAACATATATATTTGAATAATTGGCAAGTGATCAATGTAGGTCATTTAGTAGAATCAGCTGGACATCTGACTCATGTCAAAGTTAAGCATCCTTATGAGATAATTAATAGAGAATGCAGCAACACTCAATATTTACATCTTGAAGAATGCATCAGAGAGGATTATGTGATTTGTGATATAGTACAAATAGTACAACCATGTGGGAATGAAACAGAGTTAAGTGACTGTCCAGTCACTGCTCTCAAGATAAAGTCTCCATATATTCAAGTCTCTCCCTTAAAGAATGGAAGCTACTTAATTTTGTCCAGTACAAAAGATTGCTCTATACCAGCATATGTACCTAGTGTGGTTACAGTCAATGAAACAGTTAAGTGCTTTGGAGTAGAGTTTCATAAACCACTCTACGCTGAAACAAAAACCAGCTATGAACCACAGGTTCCACATTTGAAGCTTCGTTTACCCCACTTGACTGGGATTATTGCCAGCCTGCAATCACTGGAAATAGAGATTACTTCAACTCAAGAGAATATAAAAGACCAAATTGAAAGAGCCAAAGCACAGCTACTTCGGCTGGACATCCACGAAGGAGACTTTCCTGACTGGCTTAAGCAAGTTGCCTCTGCAACCAAGGACGTGTGGCCTGCAGCTGCTTCATTCCTACAAGGAGTAGGTAATTTTCTATCTAACACTGCCCAAGGGATATTTGGATCAGCGGTAAGCCTCCTATCCTATGCCAAGCCTATCTTGGTGGGAATAGGAGTTATCCTGCTTATTGCCCTTCTCTTTAAGATCATATCATGGCTTCCTGGGAAGATCAAGAAGAACTAAGGGAACTTCTGCATCATCTCCCAGAAGATGATCCCCCGGCAGATCTTTCTCACTTACTGAATCTTGATGAAATGGAACCTAAGGTTCTTGGAGGACAAAATCCTGGAGATGAGAAACTACGACAACAAGTAATCAAGCCTCCCAGTATACATCCATCTACAGTAACTTGGCATTTTGGATATAAAGATAAAGAAGATCAACAACCAGAAATAAAAATGAGAGACTGGGTACCAGACCCTTCAAAAATGAGTAAGTCAACATGTATGAGATTAATATTGTTAGGATTATACCAAGCTTGTAAAGCACAGGAGATTATAAAAATGGACTTTGATGTACATTGGGAACAATCTAGAGTTAATAAGCAATATTTTGAAGTAGAATATAGTTGTAGAATGTGTAGAACAGTTCTACATGAACCTATGCCCATAATGTATGATCCAGAAACTGAACTTTGGGTAAAGCCAGGACGCCTTAGAGGACCCCTAGGATCTGCTGTTTACACACTTAAAAAACATTATGAACGATGCTTATCTGCCCTTCCTAGCTTCGAAGGAACTCGGCTCCCAAAGCGTCGCGCTAATCCTAGCAGAAGATATGAAGCATTCAGAAAGCATACTCCAACTAGGAAACGGCGCTCCAAGGAAGGGATTTCCACTGACCAGCAGCCCTCTACTTCCAGTGGTGACCCCATGGCCCTTATCTCAGGACCATGTGGCCCCCACTCTATACAGCCTCCTGGTTGCATATTACAAGAGCTTCCAAAACCAGAAGTTGGAACCTCCGAAATGGCTGTGGCAATGTCTGGAGGACCCTTCTGGGAGGAAGTGTATGGTGACTCAATTTTTGGTGCCCCCTTTGGGACAAGTGATGATCAGTTGCTATCGCAATTTGACTAGTATAATAATATGTCAAGCAGTAGATCCTTGGGAAAATAATAATGAAACAGATTGGAAAAGGGATCCTATGGCTAGACCTAGGATCAGATGTGATCATGCCCTTTGTTTTAAAGTAGTTTATGAAGGAACCCCTTGGCGTACTCATGATCAGAAGAGTTGGCTTATTCGCCTAACTGAGGGACATAAACATGGGATGGAAGAATTGTCCCCAGGTGACTGGAAAATACTCCAGGAATCCCGTCCTTATCCTTATGGACCAGTTGGAGAAGATCCTAACTTGCAATATGCTGTCAGTGTTAAAATGAAGGTAACTGGGGGCCCTTTAACCTCAACAGTGTTAGCCTTAAAAGCTTTATGCTTTCATAGAGTTAACATTTGTAATATGGATAATCCTGGTCTAGGAGAGGGACATCCCCCTCTTGGATATTCTCATGCACTGAAGGCATATGGACCTCAGTATGGTAGTTGCGAGGAGAGGGTGTGGCAGGCAGCCACTAAATGTATTGGTCCTGGTGAGGGAGATTATTGGTGTGAGTATGATCACCGTGGGTATTTCCCTATTATACCTAACAAGCTATCTCCTACGTGGGTGAGACATGCTGCCCCCTATGGTATACAAAGGCTCGCAACACCATATGATCTCCAGATGTTTGCAAATGAGTTATTGCCACCTGGTTACAGTATTAATACTCCCAGTGGAACTTGCTATGTGAGCAATCGCAGGCTTCACTATGGAAATGAAGGAACTCTTCAGGAGTATCAAGAGAACTGTGACAGAATTAAAAGAGGATATGAGGATATTTCCTCTAGTGATTCTTCAGATGAGGATTAGGGGAAGTTTACCCAGCAACTGCTTATGCTTGCTTATGATTCATGCCTTTGTTTAGGATAAGAATGTATTTAACCATAGTTAATCCTTAGGAAGCATTTGGTAAATTCTACTAAGCAAACCTGTTCATTTACTACCGTGCTTCCGATGGAGAACTTAGGGACGAGGCTGTGAGTTCGATATCATCCTCATCTCGAGTGTCTCCCTTTTGCTTTTATAGTAATTAGAAATTATGCAATAGGTATAAGTATAAAATAATAATAAGATAATCCTAAGGGAGGGAGTGGAACGTCCTGATAGAAAACAGGCATGACGCTCTCCCATCCCTCCTTTTCATATGTTCAAATCTAAGGTAATATTATTGATTCCTTGCCAGCTGTTAGCATAGAAATTAAATAAAACAGGAAACCACAAGTAGGTGAAGGCTAGCTCACTGAATAAATTGACTAGTCTTTGCTCAAGAACCCAGGGAGCAATGTTGTATGTTCAAATCTCAATAATGCATCCTGGTCGTTCTTTATGAAGTTATGTCATTGTAAACAAAATATGAAAGTTAGAAATGACTGTCCAAAAAGCCACAAAGGGAAATAGCTAATGTGCAAAGTATTAGTCTTGTACTTGGCCGTTCTCCTTTGGTATTCAAGTTCAAATCCTGTAAGCAGTATTACAGCTGATGTAATGTTAAGTAATAACTTGTTTTCTATATGAGTGTAATATTAGCTCCTGATGACTCACGAGGTGAATGGCTCACAGTGAACGACGACTGAACATTCCTTACGCTGCGTTGCCACCACCTCCAGGAATGCAGTAGGTATGGAGTAGTGAATTCCAGAATCTCTTCATACTAACTACATTCTTTTGTATCCACAGTTAGGAATTAGTAAAGGTAGTTTGGAATTCTGTATTAGCTTTTAGAAGAAGTATAAAAGCACTATGATAGATTGTACGGGAGCTCTTCACTACTCGCTGTGCCGAGAGTGTTCGAGACTCTCCAGGCTTGGTAAGAAATATTATAACTTTGTTATTCTGATCCTTTCTGTGCTCTGCTATTTAGATTGTAATGGGTAAAGGCAATGCTTAATCAGATTTAATACAATAAACCGACTTAATTCGAGAACCATACTTATTTTATTGTCTCTTTCAATACTTTATGTAAAGTGAAAGGAGTTGTGTATTAGCCTTGCTTAGGGAACCATCTAGTGGAATAAGTGGGTACTACACTTATCATAAAAGGTGTTAGTTCCTAAGGATAATCAATACACAATATTCCATGACA